TGTAGGTCCGGGTGGCGATGTCCATGGCATACATCATGTCCACGGCCAGCCGCTCGTTCTGGACCAACTCATCCGAACTTCCCTGCTTCACGTTCTCGGCAGCCTTGCGGAGACCGTTGGGCTTCCAAGCCTCGGGCTCCACCGTCACATAGCGGCGGCTGACCTCGTTCCATGCAAGGCCCACCTGATGCTTGGCCAGTTGGCGGGCCACGAAGATCGGGGCCTTGATGCGGAAGGACAGGCAGGTGTGGGCGAACGGGGACCAATGGCCGTGCTTGGCCAAGAAGTCGATGAGCCGCTCGTTCTGCTCCTGCGTGTACTTGTCGGCTGTCTTGTTGAATGAAACACGGGCGGCATTCACAACGGAATCGTCCGTGCCCATCCAGTCAATCAAGGATACCTCAGTCGCGCTCATGGCGGTTCCTCCAGTCATTCACGGGCTCGAAGTAGTCGGCTGGGCCGGGGCCATAGCGGACGAACTTGGTGGGGTGCGGGTGGGGCAGTTCCTTCTCTTCCTGCTTCTTCTTGTCTTCGTCAGATGTCATCGTTCATCTCCATTTCGATTTCGTGCAGTCGGCCAGTCTCCTTGCAGTACCGCAGACACCCCGACATTCCGGTGTCCCCGGTGAACCTGTTCTTCAGAACGCGCAGGTTCAGTTCGTTGGGGTTCTCCCCCTGCTGGTTGCGCTCAAGGCCGATCACCGCATCCGCCAACTGGGCGATGGAGTGGGAGCCGCGCAACTGGGCAAGGCTGGTGGTTGCACCCTCCTCATGCCCACGGTCCCCATCGGGCCTGCGGAGGTGGCTGACCACGAACATGGCCGCCTGTGTCTCCTCAACGAGGGAACGCAGCGAGGTCATGGCGTTGTCGATGAGCCGCCTCTCGTCCCCGTCGCCCAGCCCGCTCACGACGATGCTGAGGTGGTCGAGGAAGATGTAGTCGCAGCCGCATGACTTGATCATGTACCGCGTCCTTGCCAGCAGGTTCTCCGGGTCAACGGATCCGAAGTGGTCGAACAGAACGACCTTCGACACCGTGGCATCGAACGCCTCGCGCTTCTGCTCCGGGGTGATCTTGCGGTCCTCCCAGAAGTAGGGCGGGGTATTGAGGTGGATGCCCATGAGGTTGCGCCCGGTGCGCTTCACGGATTCCTCCAGCATCAGCAGCCCGACCTTCTTGCCGGATCGGATCAGGTGGCAGACCATCTCCCGGCAGACCGAGGACTTGCCGATGCCCGTGCCCGAGGTGAGGACCACCAGTTCGCCCTTACGGATGCCAAGGAGTTTCTCGTTAAGCGTTGACCACGGATACGGGGTCGAGTCGTTGGGATCGTCCTCGTTGACCGCATCCCAGAGATCCACGCCCAGAACCACGCCGTCAGGTCTGTAAGCCTTCGCGCCATAGACCGCATCGATCACCTTCTTTCCTTCGCCCGCGATGTGGGCCTCGTTTGCGTCCTTGTACCCGTTGACCGTGCCGATCTTGGCCTTGCCCGGGGTCAGCAGCATGGCGCACTCCTTGGCCGCCTTGCGCCCGGGCTCATCGTCATCGAACATGATCACGACAGCGTCGAACTTCTCCAGCCATTCAAGGTTGTTCTGGAATGCCTTGAAGGCCCCGGCAGCACCGGAGGGAACGGAGACAACTGGCCACTTGTTGCCGAAGAGTTGGCTCACGGTGAGGGCATCCACTTCTCCCTCGACAACCGTGACCATGCGGCCTCCGTCCCTCCAAAGGTGCTGTCCGTACAGCGGGGCAGACTTGAAGTCACCCAGCGTCAGGAAGTCCTTGGACGGGAAGCGCAGTTTCTGCGCCACCACCGTGCCATCCTTGATGTACTGCGCCACCTGCACGACCTGCCCGTTGTACTCCCCGAGGCCATAGCCCCAGAAGCGGCAGGTGTCCTCGGTGATCCCCCGCTTCTTCAGCGACGAGGCCGAGACATCGATCAGGTTTGCCGCCTTGCGAACCTCGGGCAATGGCTGGCCGCTTCCCACCTCGTAGTACTTGCAGCCGAAGCAGTAGCCGTGGCCATCCGTGTAACGGGCGAGGTTGTCCTTGCTCCCGCAGGCGGGGCATGGCTCATGCTGAACGAACTCCGATTCTTTGTGGTCCATCACGGTATTCTTCCCATTCGATTTCGATTCGCGGTTCCCTGCCGTACTGCTTCGTGGCTTCGATCCGCATGATCTGGACATCGTCCTCCCACGCCCATCCATTGAGCGAGTCGAGGATCGACTTGATGTGGTTGTCGATGTCGCCAACTGGCCAAGCGTTCGATGGCTTCTTTGGCGACCGACAGTAGAAAGCGATCTTCACCAGCAGCGGCCCTGAGAGGGGGCAGCCCTTGGGCTTTTTCATGGCCGCAAGGGCTGCCTTTGCCTCTCGTCGGAACCGCTCGTAGGTCTTCCCGTAGTAGGCGAATCCGCGCCTCGAAACGCGAGGACGGCTTGCCGGAACCGGGTCAACCCACACGACGATCTTCATCAGAAGTCGGAATCGTCGCTGTCGGTGTCCGTGGTTGCCTCGGTCGCAGCCTGTGCCACGAAGCCCTTGGGATCGGCCTTGAAGCCGTAGGCATCGAAGCGGTCACCCGGGGTGTACTCCTTGAGGTCAAGGATCTGCACGGCCTTCAGCCGCAGCGAGACACCCGCACCCACCATGGCGGTGAAGTACGGAACGACCTCGAAGGCCACCTTGATCTTGCTGCCGGAGCCCACGTTCGGCGGGACCTGCATGGCCGTGCCCTTGGAGTCGAAGAGGACGGGCTTCTGCTCCCACGACTTCTCCTCGTTCCCGGCCTTGGCCTTCAACTTGAACTTGATGCGGACCATGTCGCCCTCGCCAGCCTTGATGGGGAGGTCGGCCCGCTTCAACTTCTTGTTTCCACGCTTCTCGCACTCAGCGGCGTAAGCCTCGTCGGCGGCCTTCTTGAGCGAGGCGAGGAATCCCGAGACCTCCTTGGAGGACGAGTCGAGTTCGAGGTCCACGCTGTACACGCCGTCCTTGTCGAACTTGGTGTCGGGCGTGGTCAGCCGCGGGTAGATGGCGATGCCCTCGGGCGAGGTGATGCGAATGAACTTGCGCTTCATGCTGGCACTCATGTGAGTGTTCTCCTTGTCTAGGATCCTAGACTAATTGAAGTAGTAGTCTGAATCCCGTACCTTTGAAATGTCCAGAGAACCGTACTCTGGAACGTCAGGCAGTGTAACAGAAGAAGGCAGCATTGTCAAGACCCCCTCGCGGAACTCCTTGAGCAGGTCACGCGAGAAAATGTCAACCGTGGCCTCCCGGACGCACGACGAGACCGTCATGTAGTCGCCAGCGAGGCACAGGATCTGGTCGTGGACCGAGCCAAGGTGGTTGATCTTGTTGGCAGCGCACAGGTTGACCGTGTGTCCGAGCAGGCCACCGAACCCGTCCAGCGAGTGGATGTAGTTGGCTGGTCCGCCGTTGAGTGCCTTGCGCTTGGACTGGACCCCGTTCTCCCGCCGAAGGGACAGAACCTTGGCCTTGGCCCCGATGCGGGTGGACACCGTGATGATGTCGTAGTTCTCGTAACGCATCCGCACCGGGAAGCCGATGGGGGTCATCCAGTACGGCGTTACGTCGTTGTCGATCAGGACACCCATGCAGCCACGGATGAAGTCCATGCCGCGCTGGGCAGAGCCAACGACATCCCCGATGGATTCCCAGATCGTTTTTCCGAGGAACGCCACGGGCTTGTAGGTTTCCAACCCGAAGGGGTTCTCCCCGGTCTTTCGGATCTTGTCCTCCAGCCATTCCCGGGTGTAATTGATGCAGGAATGCAGGGTAAGCCCATAGGGCAGGGTCATGGTCTGCCGCTTGGTGGTTGTCCGGTCGATGCCGAAGCGGAGCAGGTCCTTGGCCAGCGGGTCGCTTGACTGGCGCAACTTGGCGATCACGCCGTTGGCGACGAACTGGTACGGGTCTGACGGCCTTTCAGAGGGCAGGACATTGGTGGCAAGGGCAGCGACCGGGTCACGCAGCAGCATCGAATAGATTTGCAACCCCTGCGTGGTGGCATCCATGGCGATTGGCAGGCTGCTGACGAAGCCGGATCCATGCTTCCACATCTGCGTGATCTCTCGGCAGGCGATGACGAAGGCGAATGGTTCGTCTGCATCCTTCCAGAACTTGTTGGACAGGTCGCCGTTGCCGATGGCTTCGATGGTCCTGCGGTTCTCCTCCACCCACTTGACACGGACGTTCAGCGGTTCCTTGTCGATGCCGTACTTGTTGGCGACCTGAACATACAGCGGATACTGCTCGGCATCGGTCTTGAGGGCCTTGCCGTCAGCGAACCGCAGCATGGCCTTGGCATATGACACGCCCTGCGGGTGGAGGAACAAGGGCAAGGGATAGCCACGGCCACGGAAGTCCAGTTGGTGGGGGAACCACAGGCGACCGTGGCTGGCCATCTTGTCGGCCACGAACAAAGCCTTCAGGACCAGCAGACGCTGCGACTCATAGGACTCGTTGAGGAAGTGGACCTTGGC